CCAAGGATTATATAATACTATTCCTACCATTTGCTGCATTCTTGGAATAGTATTATATAATCCTTGGCCAAAAGAACCTAATCCGGCTCCCACATTCTGCAGCACCCTTATTTCAGGGCTAACAATATCAGCAATTGTGCTTAACGTAGGATGGAGCTCTCTAAATCCCATTTTTCCTTCCTGTTGTTGACCCATGGATTGATTTGATCCTTCAAGTTGAGCAATCATTCTTGGATCCGTTATGGGAGTTCCATGATTTGGACTTTCCAATTGAGCAATTAATTCTGGATCAGTTATTGGATTCATTGTGGATACCATTGTCCATTTCTTTTAATATAGTTTCTGCCGTTTAAAGACTTTATAACTGGCTGCTCCATCTGTTGTTGTCTTGATGGATTATTGCTATATCCCGCCTTTAGTTCAGCTAAAGTTTGAGTAGGACTTTTTGCCAGTCTTTTGTTTATATTGTTTTTATATAAATCAGTTAAATATTGATATTGAGCTAAAGCTTGCTCCGGATTTGAATCCCAATAACCTGGATTCCCAACCTGTTTTAACAATTCACTCTCTTTATCACTTGCCTGAGCTCCAAGGGTTCTTCTCATCTCATTAGCTGAAAGAGGGGCTACCGTTCTGGTAAACATCATATAATCACCATATTGTTTAGATGTTTTTCCAAAAGATGACGCTAAAGCATCAGCTCCTTTTTTCCCCATATTGGCTAATCCAGCGTATTGAGCTACAGAAGGCATCAATTCATTACCCTGATCTAATAACGAATCAAGTATTGATGCATAATGCCTTTGATTGATAATTTGAGAAGTACTTGTTTTCTTGGTCAGGGCGTCTGATATATTCGTTCTTAAATCTTCATAATCATTTTCTGTCAAGGCTGGAGCTTTTCTTTGTTGCCCTCCTACCGTTGACATATCGGCCCCGCGCTGGGTAGCTGACGATAATATTGTTCCTACATTTTTTCTTACCTCAGGGTTCGACGCTATCAATGATTGCAATGCTGGATTATTAAGAACCCTAGCAACCTGCGTTGCTGGATTATTATAATAATTAGACATTCCTTGTCTTGCTTGAGCTGAAAGCAATTTTGCCTGCGTTTCTGTTGGCATTTGAGCGGTTTGCTGTTGTTTGTATCCTATATCAGCTTGAGCAGTAGGGCCAAACCATTTGGCCTGTTGTCCTAATAATGATGCTCTTGCTTGCATTTCAGGAACTTCAGCCTGAGATTTTGCTAGATCAGCTAAAGTCATTTGTGGGGCATACTGGGCTTTAGGCGCGTTTATTTGATTAGATAATCTTTGCTGCAATAATTGCTCATCCAGCATTTGAGGTAAATTTCTATTCTGGATCTGTTGCTGTTGATTTTGTAACATTTGACCAATCGTCATCGTTCCTTGTCGTAATCCATGCATAAATGGATTAGCTTGTTCAGGTGATAATATTGGCGTATTAGGCATTGAAAACATGATTAAGTCCCCCATCCCCATTTAGGACCATTGCTTTGGCCACCACCTTGATTTCCACCCTGACCTAACATGTATGCGCCTAATCCTCCCGGTCCGCCCAAAGCAAAACTACCTATCCCTCCAAGCATTCCTCCAATAAATTGATTTTGATTGGCTTGTCCAGCAAAAGCATTTTGTGCTTGAGCAGATAATTGCTGCGCTTTCATTCTAGCCATGGCGTCTGATGCTCCGTAACCCATTTGTCCTATATTACCCAATCCACCTAAACCTTGACCATACAATCCCATCGCATTATTAAGGTAATTATAATAATCTTGACTTCCTAATCCAGTAGCAGTTTGCATTGCATTCTGCTGGCTCTCTGGGCTTCCTATCATTCCTCCCGCTGCTGCAGATTGGTTTCCTGCTTTCAATGCTTGATCAAGAGAAAATTGGAATCCAGGAGATTGTTTATATCCTGCTCCAATTCGATTCATAACGGCGCTGGGGTCTTGCATCAATCGCCCATATTCCGGCTGTAATTGATCAAAAGCGCTTTGGCCTCTTTGGATATAAGGGTCATAATATTTGGATGTTTCCGTCCCTATCCTATTCAAATAAGGATTAGCAGCCTCTGAAGGATCGCCCCCGCCAAAAATATCAAATAAACCCATAGACTGTCTCCTGTTACCAAGTAATTTGCTCTAAAACTATTTTTGCCTGAGAAACTAAAGCAGATAATGCAGCAATATTCTGTTTTTCTTTATCTGTTGCTGCTGTAGCATAATTAGGATCTAAAATAATATGATCTAAAAGACGAGAAGAATACCGTAAAGTTCCATTAAGTTGTTTATTAAAATCAATCTTAATTGCATTTAAAGATAAAACATAAGAATCGGGTCTAGTATTCATGATATCCTCATATTAGTAAGTTCCAGCTGCTGTTTAAATAAATATAAAGATGGTTTCCTGCTGTATTATTAACATACATCATCCCTTCTAATGGAGTTGCTGGGGCGGTTCCAATTGGCTCTAAAGTTAGCGCATTTGCAAAAGTGGTATTGGGAGCATTAACATATAAATCATTTCCATTGTCTTTTATAGAATATCCATTCGAAAATGTAATTCCAGTATTAGACCCTAATGACCCAAACCCTCCTGGAGCATCAACACTGCTATCTCCATTAAAATATATTGAGCCATTTGATCCCCCCCACCACTCAATGCTCGCGTCCAAATAAGTAATTGCTGCCGAAACTACAGTGCCGTTAACCGAAAACCGCAGCTGATCAACCCCATCTTGGGAGTTTAAACATATATTACCTCCAGAAATAGAATCTATGTATATTCCAGGAAACATTGCTGCAGAATTAATTGTAAGCATTCCTTTTTGATCTGTTGTTCCTAATGATAAAGGTTGCTCAGTTATAATTCCTCTTGTTCTAAGTATATTTCCAACATCAAGGTTGCCTTTTATATCTACATTATCATTTACTGTTAATGCTGTAATTGAATATGATGTGGTAGGGTTTGATGGCGTAGTAATTCCTGAAGCATATTGCCAGGCAGGAATTGACAAATACCATCTGTCAATAAGTTCATTAGTAGTGCAATATAAATATGCTCCGAATGGATCATTACCAAGAGTTGTATATTGTATTTTATATCCAGTGGCTCCAGCTACTGCGCTCCACGTCCAATGAATCCAAAACCATTCAGGGGGAGAATAAGGATCATCATAAAAATCTATTACGTATGGATTTTGGGAATATACTGTATAATCTCCTACAGTTTTATAGGCCCATACTTTTATTTGATAATGCGCTCCAGAACCACTATAGTATGGCGCATCTACTCCCGGGGTACCAACCGATTGATTGCCTGCCCCGCTACCAACCTCATCAATACTTAGGGTTGCCCCACTGCTTCCGGCATTTAACCCTATCGCGAAATTTGGCTTACCATTAATTACATTCTCTGGACTTGTTTGATCTAATTTTAAATAAAGTCCAGCATGATTTCCCCAGCTATATGCAGTGTTCCAATTGCTTACCTCGGTTGTTGTTGGGATTACATATCCGGTAGTTAAACTAAATACACCAGTAGAACTAGTATATGTCAAGCCGGTTGCTGACGAACTTATGGAACCTCTTGCTCTGCTATCTGTAAAATATAAATTAGTGTTTTCAGGTACAGCCTTAGTATCTAGAGTTTGCCATGTCTTATCCCCACGCCAATACTGCAAATTAGTTCCGGAAGAAATGGCTGGCTCTTTCCCATTAATTTGAGACTGGATATCAGAGGTTACGCCGTGGACATAAGATAGTTCTAAATCAGTCGTAATGCTAGATACCAAATCGTTTGTGGAATTAGAAACAACTGCAGTATTTGGAGTTAAGCTCGTTAATTCAATTGCCCCTGTAATTATATCTCCGCCAACTACTTGGAATGGTTTAAACTCACTTGTAACGATAGTTCCAACAACTTTTTTAAAAGCTCCTTCAAATTGATCTGTATCACCATTATACAAAATGGCTCCGATTGATTGTTCAGTGCTTAATTCTAAAATATTATCACTTGTTTGTTGGGGAACGACAAATCCTTCGTCGGACAAATGAACCTGCATTTCGGAAAATAATTGAGTAAATATCTGACGCCATACATCAGTAAGATATTTATTATCATCAATAATCTTTGAATCTACTATGTTAGGTATGTTCATTGATAAATACTCAAAGCCCCGTTTCCAACTACAAATCTACCAGTTCCCCAAAATCTAAATTGCGGAATTAATTCGTTAGCTAAACCAAGATTCCAAACAACAACTCTATTTTTTCTCTGCGCTAATGGATTCATATCCACGCCAAAATTACCACTAAAACTCTGGCCTCCATCGTAAGAGCACGAAACGTCTATTCTTGACACATCGTTATATTTATCAGCGTTGGGCTGCCCTTGCTCGATTACGAAAGTAAGGTTGTTTGCAATAAAAGGCGAGCTATCCGGCAATCTTAATGTTGGAGGTATTCGAATTCTTGGAATAACTTCACCATCATAAGTTAAATACTCGCTGTTTAATTCGTATAAATCCCCACCGGCCAAGCTGACGAAATAATAAGTGTTATCGAAATAAACTACTCTCTTGGCAACATGGCAGTTCATTTTCTCATCTGTAAATGAAAAAAATGCTTTCGTGTTAAAGTCAAAAGCGTATGTGAAATTATCTTCCGCATCGTAAAAAGTTAATTGATAAATTAAATGCCCATCTTGTTTAAATAAAAATCCATAAGACTTCTCGGGATGCTTTAATGAAGCAAGTTTAAAGTTAATTCCATCATTAGATATTTGCTCAAATCCTCCTTGACCAAATAGCATTATTGCTGGCCCTGATTTTTCATTGGCCGCCAACCAAATAACAAATTTATCCGATGCCGCTATGGTTGCTTGATTTATACATCCGTAATCGATGTTATAAGCGCTGCTTCTTTGATAAGGAAACAATTGCGCTCCAACATCTGTCCACAGTTCGGTAACAATATTTCCAATTACTAATAATTGATTCCCCCCTCCCGGAACTCTTATGCAAGCTTGTGGCAAGTCTCCCTTGGTTTGGAATGTGCCTACACTATGAGAATCAAATGGCCACGTCAGCCCGTCTCCTATTGCTGACAATCTCCACGTTTGGTCGAGCAGGTTAGGAGCAATGAATCTTCCGTTCTGAAAATCTATATATCCTGGCAAAAATGATGTTCCTAAATTGGCTTTGGTAAAAGTACTTGCCGCATAATCAAAAATCCAAATATCTTTTTTGTCACAAATGGCAATTTGGCTCTTATGATTTTCAGACATAAATACATCACCAACCAAAGTGTCAATCAAGCCAATGCTTATTTTTGTAAAAAAAGAAGTATCAATGATGAAAACTTCATTCCCTATAACAACTACCAAATGATTGTATTTATCGCTAGCAAAAATCCCTCTCCCTTGGTCAATTCGACTTATTTCTAATACCTTTTTAAACCCAGACGATGGAACCAACCATTCGTCAGAAATAATGAAATTGTAAGTTTCTTCTATGGAAATTTTTGGATATCTTCCAAATGATGTAGATCCAACCATCTTCAATGGCAAATCAGCATGATTTTGAGATCTTTTTCCCATGTTTAAGATTACATTGAATTAAATGGAGTCCAGCCTTGACCCAAATTAATCTGGCCATAATTAAGGCCAAATTGCCTGGAAAATCTTGAATTCTTTCTCACCGATAAATCTATTGGGCTTTCGTCCCTGGTTCTTTCTCTTAATGCGATTAAGTTTGTGGCTACATTAGGAGGTAATGGAACCCCATAGGAGTCGCATATGTATTGAGCCAATTCGTAAGTGAGATAATTTGTATAATATGTATCAAATAAAGTGCTGAGATCTGTGTTTACGGCAACATCATCCAAACTAAACTTGCCCCAAATTTTAAAAACGTAAACGCCAGTTGGTAAGAAATATACGAACAAATTAGACCCACCTAGCGTTCTTTCTGTATGCCATCGTAATGGCAATGCCTTAACATTATCTGCCCGAGCTGAGCCAAAATAGGCGTTTCTTGCTGTCTTGCTAGTTTGATATCTGATGGGACCAATATTAAACGTAAAGGTCTCCGGCTCTATTAGATGGGGGATGAAATACTGTTCCTGACCAATAACCGCATTTACAGTATATTGGGAAAAATAAGGGATTAATCTTTTATCTGAAGCCTTGTTGCCTAAAACAACATTAAGCAATCTTAAGCCACTGCTTTCTTGTTCGCCACTTACGGTCTGGAATGACTTAGATACTATTGCCGATAAATAGTAAGCGTCTGCAATTAATTCTCTGGCAAGATATGTCATATTAGCGCCCTTAAATTCTCCCGCGTGTTATGCGCGGGAGATTTAAAACAAGAATTACAACGAATCGTCAAACCCAACCATATAAAGGCTTAAATTACCACTAGCGTCTACTTTATATGATATTTTCTGAACTCCACCTGCTAAGCCAGACATTACCATAATGCTATAAGAGTTTTTCTTACCAGCTACAGAATTAGTCATGACCAAGCCAACTGAATCACCAGGACTCTTAACGTAAAACTTATCTTCTGCAGCATTAGCAATATGGTCTGCCTGAAGATAAAGTTTGCTCGCAATGGGTAATGCAGGACCAATAGCGACGTCTGCAAAAGTAGCAGAAGTCCCACCACTTAAAATAGTGTGGGCTATATCCATCAAATAAGATCTTAGTTTTCCGCTTCCGCTTTGATGCATGCTATAAAAATGCGTGGAAACATCGCTACATCCCCAGCCTATCCTTCTAATCAAATCATAACCAAACGGAAGGGTTGGTGCAGTTGTAGAGAGGGACATAATTACCCCGGTCGGTTTATATCCCGAAGAATCACCGATTACAAATACAGCATATGTAGTACTAGCGGCAAAAGTTCCGGTATCTATACCATTTAATCCAACTACCGCTGCATTAAGAGTTTTTGCGGAAGAAATCACTAAATCAGCAGCATTAGTAGAATCCCTACACGATCCTGTCGCAATAGTTAAAGTGGTATTAGAAGCCCAAGAAATTCCCAGCCCATCAACATAAAGATCTGGAGAATTATAAACGCGAATTAACGTAGTCATGTTTTTTATATCCTCAATTATAATGGAAATAACATTGCCATAGCATATTCATCAACCAAAGTTGCGCCATAAATAGCGTCATGAATATTTCCCATGGTGTTTTGTCCAAATACTGAACCATAAGTCAAACGCATTGAGCAACCAGTTGCTGGATCAATTTCGTTTGAAGTTGGATAAGGTACTTGCTGTGGAAGCTGTGGCATAGCCAAATATAAAGGCTTACCAGCAGTAATCAAGCCACGACGATGACTTGGCTGCAGAATGATTTTCATACCAGCAACAATGTTAGTATTAATATTCTGGTTCTTTCCAGGAACAGAAGATAGTCCAGGGAAAATGTTAATGGTTACATTGCCACCGCTGGAAGCTGCACTGGCAGTAATACGAATTTGACATGGAGCAGAAGAATAACTATGTCCGATCCAAGTTAAATATCTAACATTTGTCCTATTGGACACTCCGTCAACAAATGCCCCTAAATCATTTTCAAAAATCGCATTAGCGTCGGTAGTATCAGTAGTGGTGCATACGATCTGCGTAATGTTTGCTCCAGTAGGATCGTTCGTGCTTACTACAGTTAAAGTGCGATCTGCAGCTGCTGCGGCGTTACCAATGTTTCCGGAAATATGAACTGGCAAACGATTAGTTTGATACCATTTGCAATTCGAGAATTTACCTAGTTCCCAGCTCATGGCAATATCTTCGTTTCGATCAATTACAAATTGAGATAAACCGCTTCCAATAATAGTAGGAACTGCGATATCTGGTAAATAGGCTTCAGCCTCAACGTTTGCAACTGCTCCATAGGTTCTAAAGTAAGCTAAAGCAGTAGCTAATTGCTGATATGAGTTAATGGAAGAAGTTCCGTCACCATAAAAACGATAGGTATGGTTAAGGATTTTAGAAGATACATGTTCCTCAATTTTTGCGCCAATTTCAGCAATAGCTGAACGACCAAATTTTTCCATGTAATCTTCGACATTAAATATGAAGTTTTGAGCAGTAAATGCATAAGAAGTACTTACTTCTTGGTCTACGGTCAAAGAGTTAATGCGTTGTTCTGCGGCTTCAAAGCTAGCAACCAATGAATTAACAGTAGTGAAACGTGGTGGAGCGTCAAAAGTTACCGTTGCGCCTAAGTTAGCTGGTAAATTCTGAAAGTTTTGATACATTTTATTTGCAGTTGCTACAAAGCAATGCATGTTTTGCAAAAGCGCAAGATTGCTTTTATTGTAAGTCTGTACTTGCGTCAAAATATTTGATGGTACGGGCATGTTAATAAACCTCTAGTCTAAAGTTTTAAAAAAACTATAGATAATGGTTTATTATCCGTATCTTTGGCTTAAGCTCTTAAGTAAGAGGCCTTGCGTAGATCACTGATAGTCTTAGAACCATTATCTATTCCTGTAGATGATGGCTTAACTTGACTATATGGCTCAGGAACTTTCGTTTTACTAGACGTAGCTTTTTGATTGGTTTTAATCGATTCTGATAACTTGATTAACGCTTTTTTAGCTAAATTAGGAGTATTTAACAGAGAAGTGATAGAGCCCGCTTTTTCCGGATTCTTTCCCATCTCATACAAAACATCTCCTGGGTTATCTACCGAGTTCAGCAATTCCAGCATTTTGTTTGGGACAATGTTTTTACCATCATCAAACCAAATGCTAGTATTTTCAAAATCCAAATCAGCCGTAACCTCTTCAAAATCTTCGTACTTAGCCTTATCAGTATTAACTTTGGTTAATAAATCTTGACCAATCTTATCGCTGTACATTTTTACAGCTTCTCGTCTAGCTAACGCTTCCTTTTGTTCTTCTCTTTCTTTGATGAGTCTATTAATCTCTGATCGAGTTAATGGCTTTGCATCATCAACAGAGGGTTGTTCGGATTCTTGGTCAAATTGTCTTTGTAATTCTAATAATGCAGCCTTTTTGCCTAATTCATAAGCTTGCTCTTTACTCTTTCCGACAATCTCATTTACTTTTGATTGCGGAACCAGCTTTTCCTTAGGGGCTTCTTTATCTGGTTGAGAAACTTGCTCAACTTGCGCTTCATTATTTAATACAGGTTCAGCTTGACTCGAATTTACATCCTGAACATTAGAAACTTGCTCATCTGTCATAGTTAGCCTTAGACTATTAACCCCGTCACGGTAATGCCTTATTTATCGAATAAGTAACGACTATTTCTTCCGCATAGATGCGTATACTGACCTTGTATATCGAACAAGTAACGGATATTTTTCCGCATATCTGCGTTAATAAAACATTAATACATCATTTTAGATAGTATGTCAATAGTTATCCACAGACTTATCCACAGACTTATCCACAGATTTTTACGACTTATCCACAGAAATTTAAAAGTTATCCACAGGATTCGCGCAATGTGTAAAACTAAGGGAAAGAATTGCGATGATTTTTCCCTAATCTCGGAAAAATATTTTAAAAAAATCCGAGAGACTTTCGTTTGCATAATAATTTCTTAATATTGGGCTGCTACAATAAGAACTCTTTAAATAAAAGCGAGGGCTTGAGAATGAATAAAATTAATCTAAAGTTGGCATTGCTGGCTGCTGCAATACTTTTTTCAAACGCTATTTATGCGATATCGGAGAAAGCTAAAATAGTAAATTTGAGCTCGATGCCGCTAAAGTTTTACTATCAAATATGCAATTTTGGCGTTTACCCTCATTGCGGCACACAAATATATATGACCGGAAGAGTTGAGCCCATGACTACCGGATTAATTGATGTTCCTTTTTATGGAGATAGAAACGTATATATTCGAATCACGAGCGTATATTCATACATGGGATGGCAAAAAGACTTGATACATTCTGGGCCAATAGACACTAACTGCGTTACCGAGGAAGGCATTACAGCAGCTATAGATGCATTGCCGGACAAAACCGTGGTATGCCATTCTGTAAATACAGAAGCGTTTTAAGAAATGATAAAAAAGCCCAGGTTTTCTGGGCTTCGGTTTATATATGCTCTCTTCTTTCTTGTTCTCTAGTTTCTCTGCGTTCATGTATATCATGCATATCTTTATTATGCCTATGGCTCATGTCAGCAGCTTTAATTGCCATGTCAACGGCAGCCCTTACCCTTTCGGTCTGATGTTTGTCTAGGTCTACTAAATTCTTAGCATGCGCGGTCTGCGCATTAATCAGCTGCTGCTCTTTCTGCTGCTCTTTCTTTTGTTCGATAAAAGCCTTGACTTCGCTATACATTTCTTCAGCGTACGGGATATCAAGAAGCTTTAAGATAACAGGAAGCATCTGAGAAGAATTGGCAAACTCGTTAAAGGATGGCATTGCGCCAGCTAGAGCAACTATCTGATTGAGAGTTTTGCTCTTTTGAATAGCATAATTAGGCCCTGCGTCAACCTTAACTAGCAACTCATTGTCTTCATAATCAAGACTTATTCCGTCATCACCATTGATCTTGATATAATCTCTCTTCCCATCAGCCATCATTACCGGCAAAGTGCGCTGAGTTTTGATGTATTTTGGTAAAAGATTGACTACTACCTGAGCTACTCTGTTCAAACCTTGAATATAGCTATTAACGTAAGGCATCGCTGCGGCGTTAGATTGCGTGGCTCCTTCTACAATAGCAACTCCGCTTAATTGGTTATTATTTATGCCCAGGCTGGCGTCATAAGATCCTAAGATATTTTGCAACATCTGAAAGCCCATCTGTATAGTTCCGGTTATTTCAGGAGGTATGGGGGCGCGCACTACCTCTCTTGGTGGCGGTAACGGTATGGTCCCGGGCTCCACTCCCTCTTTTTCCAAATACGCCTTATAAACTATTACTCTGGGAACTTGGTAATTAGTTAATGCGTCAGCATATTGTTCTGAAATCGATTCCTCGGCAACAATAAGCTTATGCTGCATAGTGTTCTCAAGCTCATTGCCAAGAGTCTGCATTGCAACATTTACTAACTTCTGCGTGCCAATAGCATTGTATATTGCCGGCCTAGTTACCTGCTGAACTGATCCGCTATTATCATCCTTAATTAAAACTGAATTACCGTCTACAAATATAAGAGGGAAATCGCTAAAATTAGTTTCGACATATTCAAGAACTTTGTTCTCAATAAAACGATATCTAACTATCGTTGTTTTCTCGGTCATTCTTTCGTTAACAATAGCCGGAAGTTGATCTATAACACCAAAAGATCTCCATTTCTCCTCTAATTCCTTATATTGATCTTTGGTTATATTCTTCTTAAGGCCCATCCTTTTTGTCAGCTCGCTTTCAGCTATTTGTACTATCTTTACGTCTTTCTTTTTCTTCTCGTAGAAGTCACATATTAAGAAATGCTTAGTTTCATCATTCTTATAAGACCAGTTAAACTGCCCTATTGATCGGCTAAACTTAACTAAACTTACATCAATCCCCATTTCCTCTGCTTCTTCTTCTGTTTTTGGGAAAATCTCAAAACAATACCTTCCGTCTCCTTTATGAGGCAAGACGGCATCAGGATCAAAGCCGCACAAACATGGGTCTATAGCATTACCCCATCGTATATTTTGATCAAAGCTCATTTCATTAACGTAATCAGTCCATACTTTAAATACGTGGAATCCTCCGCCCAATGTATTAAGATAAGCCGTAGTAGCCAAACCATCTTTTCTGGCCTGATCTTCTAGGTGCCTAAAATACCCTTCTACAATTTTGGTTTGGATGATGCTTAACTGATCAGTGCTGTTTTCATCTGCCGGAGATACGCTTATTGACGGCTCTTGCTTTGAAAACTCTCCTCTCTGCCTAGATAAGAATGCCTCTAATAAATTGCACTCTATTTGCGGTTGCCCTATCTCCTCTAAAGCCGATAGATCATTTGTAGTCAGTGCCGAAAAGAAAGCAAAGCGCTTTATTCTGTTAAATCTTTCGTAATTAGGTTGAAAATAATTCCACGAACGCTCTACGCTCTTTTTTAACCTTTTTAACTGATCTTGGTGCTTCTGCGCTAACTCGACCATAAATGCTTCCTCCGCATATCAAATTGTTTTAGTTGAGTAGATACTATCTTATTAACAATATCCTTTGTTTTATTATCCCTTAATTCTTTTCTAATAATTAATTCGTCTATTAAAGCAATCTTAATTGCATCATAACACGTATCTCCAATGTCGTCATGTGCCTGAGCCCCATTTGCTGTGATTTTTATCATGTGTTCAACACACATTTGCGTATGAGCAGACCTGCTTGGTAAAGATACCAGTCTTTTTGCTATAAAGTCTTGTAGTCTTATGAATCTGGCGTTCTTGGAACCGCTGGCTATATTTCTATCTATATCCATTACCGCTAATCCTTGAATCTCTTTAAGGGTTGAGAGCAGCGTTACCCCAGTGCTTTTCTTCTCTATGGCCACTACCGATGGCTTTGTTTTGTATCTCATACAACTGGCATAAAAGTTCATGAACTCATCTATTAGCATTCTAGGCTCAACTCTAAGCTCAACGCAGTCTATCCAATGTAATCCGTATAGATCAGTTTCAATATAATTGTTTTTGATCTTATATATTCCCCAAAAGCTAAAAACTGTAGCGTCATTTATACTTTTATCCGTTTCTGCAGTATCAGCGGTAATAAACGTCTTGATTATTTCCGGCTCTTGATCCATTAAAACGAAGTCTTGTTTGCGGAAAAGACCGCTCCCAGGAGGCACTGGATCTTGTTGGTATTTCGCGGCAAACGTATATGGAGACATTTCCTTGATCTTCAAAAGCTCTTCGGTGGTAATCTTTTCGGGGAAAAAGGTTGTATGCGTGACGTCATCTAGTGAAGGTATAACCACGCTCTTCCAGTCTCCTCCTTTTATTAGATTTCCTGATAGATCATCCTCGTGTAGCCTGTGTCCGATGTATATCCTAGATGGTTTAGAAGAGTTATAGCGATCGTATATTGATGAGAAATACCAGTTGTTGATCCTTGGGCGAATTACATCGCTAAGCGCGTCATCAGGCTCTAGGATGTCATCAATGATGATAGAGCCGCCATAACGATCAACTCCCATGATTCCAGAGCCTTTTCCTGTTATCGTTCCTCCGGCTCCTATGGCCTCGACAGAGCCTCCGCGACTGGTTCGAAACTTGTTCTTAGCCTGGCTATCTTCCGAAAGCTCTACCCCAAATAGATATTTGTACATAGGAACGCGCATTATATCGCGTATGATAGTGGTAGCATCGGTTGCTAGATTAAATGTCGCTGAAATATAAAGGAAGTTGGCGTCTGGATATTTTGCAAGCATCCTGGCTATCCAGTTACAGACTATTTCAGTCTTGCCGCTTCTTCCCGGGGTATTGACATTAAGATTGCTGGTTACTTGATTTTCAATTTCGTCTAGAGCATTCCAAATGATCAATTGATGCGATATGCGCGATATGGGCTGAGCAATGACAAATTCCCTGCCCGTGCGTTTTTTGTAGAAGAATTTCGTAAATAGAATGTTAGAAGAAAGAAGCCGTTCTTTGGTGGTATTTGTTTCTTGTTTGAATTCGTCTGTTAGTATCATTCTTGTTGGTCATGAGTTATTGACTCTGCAAGCTCTTTTACTTCTTTGTTTGCTTCCTGAATCTGAATAAAAATAGCGTTTACATCCACAGGTTCTCTTTGCTCAACATACCCTCGCTTCTTTCCTTGTGTTCGCAGATAAAAAAGCAGAGGCGTCTCCTTTCCCGCTTCGATATGCTCCCACAACTTCATTTCTGCAGTATCGATGTTCAGTTCATTAATGGATTCGCATGCCGCCCTAAAATCTGGATCACGCGCAGTGTGATAGTAATAATGAGATCTTTCTATGCCTAGTTGCTGGCAGGATGTAGCTACCATTCCTCTGTTAGCTCTTAGAGCATCTAAGATGTTTTTCTTCAGGGTCTCAATTTTCAAAGACGTGGCGGGCGAATGCTTTTTATTCTTCTTTTTCATCTCGTCTTCTTTCGCCCGACGATTACGGTATCTTTTGGATAGTTTGGGGCTAAGCGGAGGTGGTCTTGTCACTTATTTTTCCTCTTGCCTTTCCTTTTGGCCATCCCTTACGTATCGCCTTAGTCTCCGTCTTTTCTGCAGGCTCGTTCGAACTAGTTTCTTCAATTGCCTTTTTTGCGATGGAGGACGAAAGTTGGCATGAACACATGGACCATAGCCCCATTCTTTTTTCGTAAATCATGCCTTCGCCTTTGCATTTTTCGCATGTAGTCATATAAAACCTATTTTAGATAACTTAATTTTCTTAGATCGCTAATTGATGAATGACATTCGCCAAAATCCATCCCGTTTCTCTTTTTAAAATCGGATTTAAAATCCGCGTCCTTTCTTTCGTACTCTTCTTTTTCTAGATTTTTTCTATATTTAGTTAGAAGATAATGCTTGTAATCTTTTTTCATCATTGGATATACAACAATCATCTCGGCGGCCACCGCGATTATAACTAAGATTATAATTAATATAGTTATCATTTTCTTGTATTCCACTTTTCAAACAATCTTTTTTTCATGCCCTTTATTGGGCCGTCCCAGCAACTGAACCGCCTTTTTTTAATGGCATTTTATCGTTCCTAAATAATTAATTGTTGTTTCTCGTTAAAAAATAGTTTTTATTAATATA